CCAGTTATTGACCCGCAAGTAGACATGGTAGAATTCGCTGAAAATTTAGGATTGGCTAAACCCGCTTACGAAAACTATGATGGGATCCAAGTCTTTAATGATTGGTCTTTAAGAGTCTACGACAAAGCAAGGAATCGATTAATTCCTCCCGAACAACAATTTGTAGAGGAAGTTTTTAAACGTGCAACTCTTCCGCGCTTTCAACTGATATACCGTCAATATGAATTGTTTAAGGAGAAGCATCGTGTGGATTTTACAGATATGATAACTCACTTCATAGACAAAGAAGAAGCTCCTCATTTAAAAGTTTTAATGGTAGATGAAGCCCAGGACCTAACTCCCTTACAATGGAAAATGATTTATAAGATGGCACACAAAGCTGATCGAATCTATGTGGCGGGAGATGATGATCAAGCTATTTTCGAATGGAATGGTGCTGAAGTAAAAAACTATATTGATTTTCCAGGCAGGACGCATATCTTAACACAGTCTTTTCGTTTACCACAGGTCATCCATGACTTTAGTGGTTATATCTCTACCATGATTAAACCACGGGTTGATAAAAAATTTATAGCCTCCGATCAGAAAGGATCCATCCAAACCCATGCACGATTCAAAGATATAGTGGAACAAATGAAAGAGCGGAAAGGAACTTGGTTAATTCTAGGACGTACTCAGGAACTGGTAAGAGAGCTCGAGGGACTCGCCCGTATGTATGGAGTGTTCTTTCAAAATACCAAAGGCAAACATTCCTTTGATCTGAATAAATGGAACGCTATTCAGTATTGGAAAAGACTCAAAGAAGGAGGAACTGTTAAAAAAGAAGAAGCTGGGATTATTTATACTTACATCAACGAGATTGCCTACGGGTGGAGATCCATAGAAAGTAAACGCTGGAAAAATTTAAGTGATGACAAAACATTTTCGCTTGATTTTTTGCGTACATTCGGAGGCTTACTAGCTACTCCCCATAAATGGCAACAAGTTTTTAATCGCAATTTCTCCGAAATCGACAAACAATATTTTGAAAAAATTATAGAAAAGAATATTGATCTCTCCTTAGCCTCGAATATTGTTATTGATACGATTCATTCTATTAAAGGAGGAGAAGCACAGCACGTTTGTGTTTACGAAAAAGCTAATTGGCCTGCTCACTTTGAAAACAAAGTGGGGCTTGCGCGGAGCTCTGAATCTAGGGTATGGTACGTAGCGGTGACACGGGCAAAAGAAAGTTTACATATTCTACGTTCTTATCATGAATACTTTTTCCCATTGGCACGGTTATATAATCAGTTTATAAAGGAGCATCATGGTAGTAGCTAAAGGCAGTTGGGATTATTCGGGGAGTCCAAAGCTAAGGATTCTATCATTGGGAGCTGGGGTGCAGTCATCCACGATGGCACTTATGGCTGATGAGGGAGCCTTTGAGCACAAACCAGATTATGCGATCTTCGCAGACACGGGATGGGAGCCCCGTAAAGTGTACGATCATCTTGCGTGGCTCAAATCCCAGTTAAGTTTTCCTGTCATTGTTTGTAAAAATCACTTGAAATCAGGCAATATTAAACAAGATATGATTAATGAAGTAACCAAGGAAAAAGGTTTTCTTCACATTCCTTTTTTCGCCCGTAATACAGCTACCGGTAAAATAGGAATTGGTCCAAGGCAATGCACACGGAATTACAAGATTACTCCTATTAACAGGCAGATCCGTCTTCTTTTAGAACTCAAGCATAGGCAACGATTCCCTAGAGATATGTGGGTTGAGGTCTGGGTCGGAATTTCACGAGATGAAGCTACACGTATGAAACCTTCCAGAGAAAAATGGATTCAAAATACCTGGCCTTTAATTGATAAGAATATGACACGAAAAGATTGTTTGGAATGGTACAATGGAAAAAATTATCGGACTCCTGCAAAAAGTTCTTGTATTGGTTGTCCCTATCATGATAATACTTTATGGAATGAAATCAAAACTCAAGCCCCATCAGAATTTAAAGAAGCCTGCGAGATTGACGACGTGATTAGAAGTTCTGCTAAAGATCCTAAGATAAAAAGATACCTTCATCGTAAAGGCATTCCTTTGCGCGATATTGATTTTAATAAACTTTTAAAAAATAAAAAAATAGACAATCAATTGAACTTATTTGAAAACGAATGCGAAGGAATGTGTGGCGTCTAAAAAAGCGTTAGATTATCAAGCAGGTGGAAAACATTATTTGGGTCTGGCGATTCAGCCAGTAGTCTATTGTTATAAAAACAAACTTAATAATATTGATTCTAACATTATAAAATATGCAACACGCACCAAACCCGGAGAAACTACCAAAGATCGTTATCTAAAAGTTATTCAGTACGCTAAAATTGGAATAGAACTAGATGACTCATCAAATTAACTTCACTTTTCAAGAGTCCGACTGGACGACACCCAGTCAGTATCCCAATCTTAAGGATGCTGAGGTTATAGCCATTGATTTAGAAACCAAAGATCCTGATATTAAAACCAAAGGCCCTGGTTGGCCGAGCATGAATGGTAACATCATCGGGGTGTCTGTCGCGACCGACGGTTTCAAGGGCTATTATCCTATCTCTCACGAAGCGGGAAGTAACATGGATGCTAAAATGGTTTTGAACTGGGTGCAAGATGTGTGTCGAGCTCCAGGAGTTAAAGTCTTTCATAATGCAGCGTACGATATTGGATGGCTGAGGGCTCACGGCATTGTTGTTTATGGAAAGATTGCTGATACCATGGTTGCTGCAGCTATCATTGATGAGAACCGTAGAAACTATAGTTTAAATTCATTATCCATGGATTACCTGTCCGAACTTAAATCAGAAGCTGGGTTAAAAGAAGCAGCCAAGGAATGGGGTATCGATGCTAAAGGAGAAATGTATAAACTCCCTCCTAAGTTTGTAGGTCCTTATGCTGAGCAGGATGCAGCTTTAACCTTAAGACTCTGGCAACGTTTTAAAATAGAAATTATAAAACAGAATTTATCGGATGTGTGGGAGATGGAAATGGAACTTTTACCTCTTCTGATTCACATGCGAGCTAAAGGAGTTAGAGTTGATCTTGATGGAGCGCATGAACTTAAAAAAGAATTTGTTAAAAAAGAAAAAGCAGCGCTATTGAAAATTAAAAAGAGCGCGGGTACAGATATAGATATATGGGCAGCTCGATCAATCGCAAAAGCCTTTGATAAGCTTAAGATCCCTTATCCTCTAACCGAGAAGAGTAAAGAACCCTCTTTTACTCAGAACTGGCTGACGAATTGTAAGGCACCCATAGCAAAGCTGATTCGTGAAGCTAGAGAAGTAAGTAAGTTTCATTCAACGTTCATTGATTCTATATTTAAATTTGAACATCAAGGAAGGATCCATGCAGAAATAAATCAATTACGGGGTGACTCTGGAGGGACCGTCAGTGGTCGTCTCAGTTATGCACATCCAAATTTACAGCAAGTTCCAGCCCGAAACAAGGACCTCGGCCCCAGGATCCGATCTCTCTTTATAGCCGATAATGATTGTCGCTGGGGATCCTTTGATTACTCTCAGCAAGAGCCGCGCCTTGTAGTTCACTATGCTGCTAGTATTGGTTTCGCTGGCTCTGACGATTTAATTAAAGCCTATGAAGAAGAAGACGCAGACTTTCACCAAACAGTAGCGGACATGGCAGGCATACCAAGATCTCAAGCTAAAACAATTAATCTAGGAATCTTTTATGGAATGGGAAAGAATAAACTTTCCAGAGAATTAGGAATTGATAAACAACAGGCTGAACAAATTTTACAGGAATATAACCAGCGTGTTCCCTTTGTTAAACAACTTGCAAATAATGCTATGGATGCAGCGGATAAAAATGGAACGATTTGGACACTTAAAGGAAGAAAATGCAGATTTCAAGAATGGGAGCCTTCATCATTTGGACTCCATAGAGCCACCACTTTTGAAGATGCAGTACAGAAGTATGGACGTGGTAATATTAAAAGAGCTTACACTTATAAAGCGCTTAACCGGTTGATCCAAGGATCTGCAGCTGACCAGGTAAAACAAGCTATGATTGATTGTGCGAAAGCCAACTTTTATCCAATTCTACAGATTCATGACGAACTTTGTTTCAATCTTAAATGGGAAGCACTTGAACCTCAATACAAACAAATCAGAGAGATTATGGAAAAGTGTATACCTGAGTTGAAAGTCCCCTCAAAAGTCGATATATCTATTGGAAAGAACTGGGGTCAAACAGATGAAGTTAAATGAATTACACATCAACGCAGGAGAATGTCCAACGTGTCATCAAAACACGCATTTCAGTCCTACCTTTAAAAAACATGTTTATCGTTGTGAGATTTGTTTAAATAAAGTCAAGCAGTTGGTAAACGGCAAAATAATATACAAGGAAATTCCTATTCCTGGAACCTTCGTCCCCTAAGTACTAATTTTATTCGCAGTTATATGTAGCTCTACTTTGGCATCCGTTTCAAACTGGGTGTTAATTTCACCTTTAATATCTTTTACTCGAAGATCAATGACTTTCATGTCGTCAGTAGTTTTTTTCTGCGACAATGCTTGGTTGGCCCACTGATGTTCCAGCTTGAGCTTTTTCTGGACTAACTCGTGTAGTGACATTCGGGTCTACCTCCTCATAAGTTATGCAAGTCTTGGTCTTTTGGTAAAAACCAGGACCTTCTTTAACCTTGATTGCACCGTCGTAAGCTTTTTTACTAAACAGTTTTAAGGCAGCCTGATGATCGTTAGCGCTTACCGTTCCATCTAGCAAATTTCCGCGTACTATTGCACGGATACGATAGTGCTTCATAAGAGAGTATATGACGGAATAAGATAGTCCTGTCAACCCCTATGTTAGGGGCTTAGTTTGGTCAGTATTATTGACCTTTTTTTCACAGTAAAACTTAATAAAGAGCTGTTTTTCGTTGACTAGTGCGGGCCCTAGGAAC